GCACCAACTGAAGAAATTTTAGATGGTACAGGTACTTGGGGAACAAGTGGTGCTGGTTATCTAACACCTCAAAAAATTGGTACAGATACGCAAATTGCAACTATCTGTCATAGAGGTTTTGCTTATGCTGTTGATGACGTAGCTGTATTAGCTGCTGGTGAAGATCCAATGGGTCACATTAGAAATCAACTTGCAGATGCAATCAATAAATTGAACTCTGTTCGTTTATTTGAAACTCTTACTGGTTTATTCCATACTGCTCTTAATGGTCATCGCCTAGAGAAGCAAGTTGGTAGTTCTAGTGCTTCTGCTGAAGCAAACTATCTTACTGCTGCTACTGTTGCAGAAGCTCGTTCCCTTTTAGGAGAAAGAGGAGAAGAACTTGATCTTCTTATAGTTCACCCTGCGGTTGCCTATTACTTATACCAGGTAGGTCTACTAACATTCTCAACTTCTGCCTTATCAACTGGTACAGGTATTACTTGGGGTGGTGGTGGAGTTGGTGTAACTGACAGATCAATTGGTCAGTTTGCTGGTTGCACAGTTGTAATTGACTCTCAGGTAAATATCAACGATCCAACATCTACTGGTAATCGTCAGGAATTCCGTTGCTACTTAATGAAGTCAGGAGTAATTCTTGAAGGTCAGCAGTCTGAGTTAGGTATTGAAGCAGAAAGAAACATCTTATCTAAGCAAGATGTTATGTCTGTTGACTACCATAGTGCTTATCACGTTATGGGTACTAAGTGGACAAACGCTGCTGATAACCCTGCTAACTCAGCATTAAGAACTGGATCTAACTGGGGTGTAACTTATGACATCGACCAGATTCCTATGGTTGAAATCTTTGTGAACACACCATTATCTAATGGTCTAAAGTCTTAATTTATCTTAAGATTAAATTAGTGGTCAGAAACCTCATCATTTATTGGTGGGGTTTTTTCTTTACGCTACAATAAAACTAAATTACTTTATCTATCGTGGCAGCTACCATAAATGCAACTATAAAAAGTGAAACTGCTAATAGCTATGTCACATTGACAGAGGCTAATAGTTATTTTGAAACAGTTCCAGATTCTTCAACTTGGACTAACAAAACAGACGATCAGAAGAATAGATCATTAATAGCTGCTACAAGATGGATTGATACTTTCGTATTTCAAGGAGATAGATGCGATGAAAACCAAGCATTAAAGTTTCCTAGAACAAATTATCAGGTAGATAGAGTTGAACTGTCTTGTAGTACTATTCCAAACAATATCAAATATGCACAATATGAATTAGCTAGAGCTTTGGCAAATGATACTGGTGCAATTACTGGTACTACTGGTAAAGATGGTAATTTTTCTGAAGTTAAGTTAGGGGATCTTCAAGTTAAATATAATACTGAAAGTCAAGGTACTGGATCTATCAACAATATTATGGATGTATATCCTTGGCTACAAAGTTACCTTGGAGCATATATGCTTGGTGGAGCAGGAACATTTCAAATGAGGGTAGTTAGAGGATAATGGCAGGTCAACTTGATTCATTATTTAAAAGTGTTGCAAAAAGTGTTGTTGCAACTTTGGGTGATTCATTAGATCACACTATTACTTATACAAAAAAAGGAATATCTAGTTACAACGTAGAAACAGGAGAACAGATTACTGTAGATACAACTTATTCAGATATAAAAGTACCAATATCTTTTATTCGTTCTGAAGAAGAAGCTGCACAGGAAATGAGAGAGGCTAAGTTGTATATCACTCCAGATTTGATTGGAGATAATCAACCAGATTTAGATGATGAGATTACACTAAGTTTTGCTGGTTCTAATAGAGTTGCACAGATAGTTGATATCGATACAAAGAAAGGTGGTCAGACTTATTTGTTTACATTATTAGTGAGGTTCTAATGGTTGCAAGAACACTTCGTGATTTACCAAACGATCTTGATAAAAATATTTCAAGAGACTTTAATGCTCTTATAAAAAAAATACATAGAACATTATCTACAAAAAAACATAGTCCTGTTTATACAGGATTTTTTGCTTCAAGCTGGAAAGTTCAAAGTAGCCCAATAAATGCAAATGATTTAATACAAAAACATCAACCTTGGGCTGGTATAAAAAGAGAAGCTACAAGAATGTTTCTTGCTAGTTCTGTTAAAGAAAATAGACCTAAAAATCCAGTAATAGAACCACGATACCCTGTAAAAAGAGCATTTAATTATAAAAGACCAGTTTATATTGGTAACAAAGCTAAGTATTCTATATATGCTTTAGAAGGTGGTAAATTACAAATGTTTATACAGGGTTCTTTAGGAAAAATGATAAGTGAGACTATGACAGATAAAGGTAAAATATTTCTTGGAGGTAGTACTACATTTAATAACTCTCCTAAATCAACTAAGACTCAAAGAAATGTAGGTATCAAATATACTGAATTTTAATTATGACTTTAGTAAATACAAGAGCAGCTTTTGAAAAAGCAGTAACAGACAAAGTATCAGATATAGATCCTACTATTTTGATGGTTTATGACAATGTTCATTTTACATCTCCTGGAAAAACTAAAAAATACATAATCATGAGTTTAGATTTTGAACAATCAACTTTACAAAATCAAGGTGCAGCTTCAGATTATTATTCTGGTGTTATTCAATGTAATGTATATGTTCCTAAATCAAAAGGCACATCAGCATTATCTGAAATGTGTGAAGCTGTAATTGATGGCCTTACTTCTGTTAATGCTTCTGGATATACAGATACATTTAGTTGTAAACCTAGAGTACGAGACATAAATGGCCCTACACCATTAGATGTTGAAGATAGGAGTCACTTTGTCGGTATAATATCTTGCCAATTTACGGCTAATGCCTAGTATAATATAAGAACTTTAAATAATTGTATGGAAGCTATTGAACTTCTCAAGAACAAATTTGGTGTTAGCCAAAAGTATTTGTATGAATTAAAAGATGGAGATGAAACAATTTTGAAGATTTATTGGAATCCATTAACGATTGCAGAAAGAGAATCAATTGTTGCTAAATCTGGAGAAGATGGATCCAATGAAGATTTTGCGTTAAATCTTATGATCACAAAAGCATTAGATAAAGATGGTAAAAGATTATTTCAAGATGGTCACAAAGCATCATTAAGAAGAGAAGTAAATGCAGGTACTTTACAAGAGATTCAATTAGCAATGCTAGGTTCTGCTGATGAATATAAGGTGGAGGAAGCGAAAGCAACTTTAAAAAGTTAGAAATGATTGGTTTTTTATGTTTTTCTTAGCAACAGAACTAGGAATGACAGTACAAGAACTTACAAGTAAATTAACTAAAGAGGAATATACAAACTGGTTAGCATATTACGAATTAAAAAGAGAATACGAAGAGAAAGCAATACAAAATGCAAAAGATAAATCACAAGCAAGAAAACGCTAAAAGCGGTACACTAAAATAAAGTTTTGGTTTTAGGTCGAATCCAATGGCAGGAGAGTATGGTGTAAATATTAATTTAAGGGTAAAAGGGCAATCTGGTCTTGATAGATTAAAGACAAAAGTAAATGAGTTATCAGCAAGTGTAGATAAAATTCGTGGTATAGACATAATGAATCCTCGTAATGTTGGGGGTAAGGGAGGAAAAGCTGATCGTAATCAAATAAAGAAATACAGAAAAGACATGGAAGACCTTGTCAAATCTGTAAACAAATCTAAAGGAGCCTTTGGTAAAACTGCTAATCAACAAATGGCAGCAGCAGAAGCTTTACAGGAATATGCAAATAATTTAAAAATTGGAACTAAAGAACATAAAGCAGCAATAGCAGCGACAGAAAAACAAGTTAAAGCAATAAATTCAGAAACTACTGCAATAGACAAAAATAATAAAATGCAGAAAAAAAATAGAGATTTAGCAAGCAGAATTGGTGGAATGTTTGGTAAGAAAAAAGGTAAAGGTGGTGGTAGTGGTATGGGTGATATAGTTTCGAGTGCACTAGTTAGTGGTGCATTTCCATTGTTATTTGGACAAGGACTTCTTGGAGGTGCTTTTGGTGCTGTAGGTGGTGGAGTTGGAGCTAAGTTTGGTGGTCAGATGGGAGGGTTTGCAGGAGGTCTTGTTGCTACTGCTGTCCTTCAACAAATTACGACACTAGTTACAAATATTAATGCATTAGGTAATGCTTTTAATGAATTGAATCCAAATATTGAACAACTTACAACTTCATTAGGAATAGCTGGAACAGTAGAAGCTGAAAGATTAAAAATACTTGAACAATCCGAAGGTAGACACGTTGCATTGGCAGCAGCTACAGAAAAGATGAATCAAGCAATTGGTGAAAATGGCGTAAAAAATCTTAAAGAATTTGCAGAATCAAGTCGTCTTCTTGGTAACTCTTTCAAATTGGCAATGACAAAAATGCAAGCTGCACTAGCTCCATTTTTTAAATTTTTTGCAAATATGGCTGGTGGGATTACTGGTGCAACTCAAAAAAGAGATTCAGAGTTATTAACTTTAGCTGAAGGACAAGGTGGTGCTAGAGTTGACGAATTAAATGCATTAAGAGAGCGATTATCAGGAATTAAAAGTACAAAACAAAATAGAGCAAAAAGAAATATATTAAAAAGTCGAATAGCAGCCATAGAAAAAGAATTAATTGCAGAGGGAAAATTACTTGAAATGGCTCAACTTAGGAATGATCAATTTGATTTGGCTACAAAAGCAATCAGAGATCAAAATATTGATTTAGAAAATCAAATAAATCTAGGTAGATTAGGTGCTGAAGTAGAAAGAGAGAAAAAACGTATTGCTAAAGAAATGGGTATTGCAGTAAAAGATTTGACTCCAGAAATGTTAAAACAAATTGATGACAATATTAAATTAAGAGATGCATTAGAAAAAACACTTGCCTTATATCAAGGCATTGCAGCTACTATTGAAACTGGAATTGTAGATGCATTAGAAGGTGCAATAAATGGAACTAGAACTTTAGGTGATGTAGCTCGAAGTGTCTTTGGATCAATTCAAAGACAGTTACTTGATTTTGGTGTAAATGCTTTCCTTCAATCAATCCCTGGCTTTGGATCTTTCTTTAAAAGAGCTAATGGTGGTCCTGTTAGTGCTGGTCAAAGTTATATGGTTGGAGAACGTGGTCCAGAAATGTTTGTTCCAAATGCTGGTGGTAGAATAGTTTCTAATGAAAAAACTGGTGCAGCAACTACAAATATAGTAGTTAATGTAGATGCTTCTGGTTCTGGTGTTGAAGGAGATGAACAAGATGGTAGAGAACTTGGCCTTCTTATTTCTGCTGCTGTACAATCTGAAATAATACAGCAACAAAGACCAGGAGGATTACTTGCATAATGGCTACATTTCCTTCAATAAAACCTACATATGGACAACAAAAAAGTTCTGCACCATTTACTCGTACCATAAGATTTGCTGATGGTTATGAACATAGAATTTTATTTGGATTAGCACAACATCAAAATCCAAAAGTTTTTAATTTTACTTTTAATGTCTCAGAAACAGATGCAGATACTATAGAAACATTTTTAGATGCTAGAGCAAATGATAGTGATAGCTTTACTTTTACTCCACCTGGAGAAAGTTCATCTTCTGAATTCGTTTGTGAAAACTGGAGCAAATCAATACCTTATAACAACAGAGCAACAATTCAAGCCACTTTTCGAGAAGTATTTGAACCAGCATCATAATGTCAGTAAATTCAGCAGTATTTAGTAATTTACAATCTATTAATCCATCAGCGATTATTGAACTATTTACTCTTCAACTATCTACTGCATTACATGGTGCAAATACAATTTATAGATTTCATGCTGGTAGTAATTTAAATGCTAATGGAAAAATAGTATGGGCAGGTAATGAATACCTTAGATTCCCAATACAAGCAACAGGTTTTGCTTTTCAACGTGGACAATTACCAAGACCTAAAATAGCAATTAGTAATGCTACAGGACTTATTTCATCAATACTTCTATCTGTAAATGAAACAACAACTGGTAATGATTTGACAGGAGCTACAGTGACAAGAATAAGAACATTAGCTAAATTTATTGATGCTGTTAATTTTGCTGATGGCACTAATGCAACAGCAGATAACACAGCAGAATTTCCTCAAGAAGTGTATTCAATTGATCGCAAATCAACAGAGACAAGAGATATTGTTGAATTTGAACTTGCTGCTCCTACTGATCTTGCTGGGATTCGGATTCCAGGTCGTCAAGCTACTCGGTCGATTTTCCCTTCTATCGGTACGTTTGTAGGATGAGTTGGAAATATAAAGCACTACTTCATGCTCAAAGAGAAGATCCTAAAGAATCTTGTGGTTTGTTGTTAAATATAAAAGGTAAGGAGAGATATTATCCTTGTCGTAATCTGTCGATGACAGAACATCAATGTTTTATTATTGATCCAGAAGATTATGTAAAGGCTGATAATACTGGCGAAATAGTAGGTGTTGTTCATAGTCACCCAATAACACCTCCTAATCCTAGTCAGGCAGACAAAATTAGTTGTGAAGACAGTAATCTACCTTGGTATATTGTTAATCCAAAAACAGAACAATGGGCTTATTTAGAGCCTTGTGGATACAAGCCACCTTTATTGGGTCGGCAATGGGTATGGGGTATAACTGATTGTTGGAGTTTAGTTAGAGATTGGTATAAAGAAGAAAAAAATATTGAACTTAGGGATTGGGAAAGACCAACTACATTAGAAGAGTTTAACAATAAACCTTTATTTGAAGATTGTGCATGGCGAACTAATTTTAGAGAACTTAGACCTGATGAAAAGTTAGAAGATGGAGATGTTTTATTGATGAGTATTTTGCATCCAACTTTAAATCATGTAGCATTATTTTTTGAAGGAGATGTTATTCATCATTTAACAGATAGACTATCTTGTAGAGAGCCTTACTCTGAATGGTTGCTAAAATGTACAGGAAAGAGGTATCGCTATGCTTCGTAAGTTAAAGCTATATGGACAATTAGCAGAATTTATCGGACATAAAGAGTTCGAGATAAAAGTAAATAGTGTTTCTCAAGCTGTAAGTTTTTTAATACATAATTTTCCAGAAGTAGAATGTTTTATGAGTCCTAAATATTATCAGGTAAAAGTTGGTAATTATGATATTGATGAGAATGAATTAACTTATCCTGTTGGTAAAGAAGATATACATTTTATTCCAGTTATTAGTGGTGCTGGTAGAGGAACGGGAAAAATATTATTGGGTGCTGCATTAATTGCAGGGGCGTTTTTAGCACCAGGTTCTACATTGAAATTTGGAAAGGCATTTTTTGGTACAGGTGCAGGATCTTTTGCTAAAGCAGGATTTCTAACAAAAGCAGCAGTAAGTATTGGTGGAGCATTAGTGTTATCTGGTGTTAGTGATATGTTATTTCCTTTGCCAGAACCGCAAGATTTTAGTTCTGAAGAAGATCCACAATTATCTTTTAATTTTAGTGGAGTGCAGAATACATCAAGAGCAGGTACTCCTGTTCCAATAGTTTATGGTGAAATATTTACAGGAAGTGTTGTAATAAGTGCAGCGATTGACACTAATCAGGTAGAAGCATGACAGACGAAACTAAACTTATTAGAGGATCTGGAGGTCCACCTGCCCCACCCCCACCTCCTTATCGTGCTCCTGATACTTTACATAGTAGAAGTTTTGCTACAGTTCAAGATTTAATATCTGAAGGCGAGATAGAAGGTTTTGCTAGTGCATCAAAAGAAGGTCTTACAAAGGGTACAACTGCATACGATAATGCAAGTCTAAAAGACGTATTTCTTGATGATACTCCAATACTAAATTCAACAGCTATAAGTGCTAGTCCTGCTGATACTGATTTTAATTTTCAAGATGTAACCTTTAAATCTAAGTTTGGAACATCAAGCCAAACTGCAATGAGTGGTATTCCTGCTGAAAGCAGATCACCTACTGGTGTCGGAGTTACTGTAACTACATCTGCTCCTGTAACCAGACAAGTTACAAATACAGATGTAGATGCAATTATTGTTACTTTGACTTGGCCTCAAATACAGGTAGCTGAAGATGATGGAGATGTAAGAGGAGATACTGTTGAATATAAAATACAAGTTCAATATAATTCTGGTGGATATTCAGATATCATAAGCACTTCCGTTAGTGGTAGAACAGCAGATGCTTATGCCAGAGATCATAGGATAAATGTTACTGGTGCTTTTCCTGTCGATGTAAGAGTAGTTCGAGTCACAGCAGATAGTACAGAAGCTAAGAGAGTAAATGCTTTTGAATTTACTAGCCTTCAAGAGGTTATAGATAACAGTTCTACTTATGCTAACAGTGCTTATGTTGCTCTTCGTTTAGATAGTAAACAGTTCAATCGAATACCTACAAGAAAATATCGTATTAGAGGAGTAAAAGTAAGGATACCTGGAGCAGGAGCATCTAGTTCTGGCACTCCTACTGTTGACAATGCAACTGGAAGAATTGTTTATCCGAGTGGCTATATATTCAATGGTGTTATGGGTGCTGCTGTTTATACAAACTGCCCTGCGATGTGCTTACTTGATTTGCTCACAAATACTAGGTATGGGCTGGGAAATCATGTTACTGATAGTAATTTAGATTTATTTAGTTTTGTAGCTGCAAGTAAATATGCAAATGAAGAGGTAGATGATGGAACAGGATCAGGTGCAAAAGAAGCTAGATTTAGTTGTAACGTAAATATTCAAAGTCCTAAAGAAGCATTTGCAGCAATAAATGATCTTGCAGGTGTAATGAGATGTATGCCAATATGGTCTGCTGGTTCTGTAACCATATCTCAAGACAAACCAACTACATCTAGTTATTTATTTAATTTAGCTAATGTAGGAGAAGCAGGATTTACATATCAAGGGAGTAGTTTAAAACAACGTCATTCTGTTGTTTCTGTTAGTTACTTCAACATGGATTCAAAAGAAGTTGATTTTGAAGTAGTAGAAGATGCAACTGCAATATCAAAACTTGGAACAATAGTAAAACAGGTAAAAGCATTTGCTTGCACTTCTCGTAATCAAGCTGCAAGATTAGGCCGTGCAATACTCTTCGCTGAACAGAATGAAAGTGAAACCTGCACTTTTACAACTTCAATAGATGCAGGAATTGTTGTCAGACCTGGTTCTGTAATTGAAATAAACGATCCAGTGAGGGCAGGAGCTAGAAGGGGTGGTCGTGTAGTATCTGCAACAACTACAACAATTACTATTGATGCAGAAGCACAAACAACTTTACCAGCTTTAAATGATAATCCAACTATCAGTGTAATCTTATCTGATGGATCAGTTGAATCTAAAATTATATCTGATATTACAGGAGCAGTTTTAACAGTAAGTTCTGCTTTTTCTTCTGCACCAAATGTAAATGCACCCTATCTAATATCTAGTACAACTTTGCAAACTCAATTATTTAGAGTTATTCAAGTTGAAGAACAAGATGATATTAATTATGTAATTACAGCCTTATCTTATGTCGAAGGTAAATATGCTTTTATTGAAGATGGAACTGCGTTACCTACAAGAACAATATCAGTATTAAATGCTCCTGCATCTCCTCCTAGCAACTTAACAGTTACAGAACAAACAGTTGTTATAAATAGTATCGCTAGAAGTAAATTAATTGTTGATTGGCAACCAGTTCAAGGTGTAACTCAATATCTTGTTAATTACAAAATAGAAAACGGCAACTATGTTTCTCAGGTTGTATTTAGTAGTGATTTTGAAATCTTAGATACTGTAAAAGGAGTATATACAATTCAAGTATTTTCTTACAATGCAGGATTAACTTTATCATCTCAGTTTACAGAGACAACATTTACTGCTCAAGGTAAGACAGCATTACCAGAAGATGTTTCTGGACTTACTATCGAGCCTATCAATGAACAATTTGTAAGACTAAGATTCACACAAGCAACTGCTATTGATGTTTTGCATGGTGGTCGTGTTTATGTAAGACATACAAATCAAACAGGTGGTGCAGCTACATTTCAATCTGCTCAAGATGTAATTGAGGCTGTAGCTGGTAATGCAACTGAAGTAATTGCACCAGCTTTAGCTGGAACTTATCTTCTTAAATTTCAAGATGATGGCGGTAGATTCAGTGCTAATGCAACAAGTGTAGCTTTATCTGTTGTTGATATTTTAGATTCTATTACTGTCAAAACTGATAGAGAAGATACTGATGGAACACCATATAACGGAACAAAATCAAATCTTACTTTTGACTCTACTCTTGGTGGGTTAAAACTTACAGATCCAACAGCAAATGCTAGTGGTACTTATGATTTCGTAGATACTCTTGATCTTGGTGGTACATTCTCACTTGTCTTAAAAAGACATTTTCAAGGAGTTGGTTTTTATACAGGAGATCAGTTTGATAACAGAACAGACAATATAGATACTTGGACAGACTTTGATGGAACTATTGCTAATGATGTAAACGCAAAGATGGCTGTACGAACCACAACCGATAATCCTTCAAGTTCTCCAACATATACATCTTTCAATGATTTTGCTAATGGAACATTTAAAGGTAGAGGATTTCAGTTCAGAATTACTATAGACACAGCAGACACAGCACAGAATATGAATCTTCAGCAAGCAGGATATACAGCAACTATGCCATCAAGAACTGAGCAATCATCTGTTATAGCATCTGGAGCAGGAGCAAAAGCAGTTACATTTACAGCACCATTTTTCGTTGGAACGTCTGGATTAGGTAATCTTAATAGTTTTTTACCCTCTGTTAATATCTCTCCACAGAATATGGCATCAGGAGATTATTTTGAACTTAGCAGTATATCTGGAACTGGCTTTACAGTTCACTTTAAAAACTCAAGTAATGCTAGTATTGATAGGAACTTTACCTACAGTGCTGTTGGTTT